CGTCCTGCAGATTCTCGGCAGAGGTCTGGGCGATTTTTACGTCGGCCTGCATCGTGGTCAGCCGCTGCTTTTCCGTGCTCAACTGAAATTCAAGGTCTGCAACCACTTTTTTCTGCCGTTCAAGCAAATCTGTGAGCTGAACTAATTGATTGCGCTTGCGCTGGTTCTCGCCGTTGCGGGCGAGGATCTCCTGCTGCTGGTGGATGAGGTCGGAGGCGCTGACAGGTTCCTCCGGGGCTTCCGGGTAGTAGATCAGCTCCTCGGCAAAGTGCTTTTTCTGCTGGGCCAGCTGGCCGGTGAAGGTGCGCTTGTCATACAGGGACTTGATCTCCAGATCCCGGACGTGCAGCTCGGTGCCGATGCCGATGATGCGCAGCAGGATGTCCGCTTTCTCCTTGTCGGATGCTTCCATGAAGCGGGGCAGATCAAGGGCCAGCGGCTCGATAAAGGCATTGAGCAGCTGCTGGCCGCTGCGCCGCCCGGTGGGGTCGGTAACGGTCAGGGTGCTGTTTTTGCCCTTGCGCTCCACGATCACGCCGTTGGAAAGGGTGACCTTGAGATGGGCGGGAGCCACGGCCCCGTCCCGCTGTGCGGCATTGGGGCGGAAGCGGTCGCCGCCCAGGGCCCAGGCAAGGGCATCCAGCACACTGGTCTTGCCCTGATTGTTATTGCCGCCCACGAGGGTGAGCCCAGTGGGGGCAGGGGTGAGCGCAACTGCTTTGATGCGCTTGACGTTTTCGGCCTCAAGGGCCGTGATGGTTACAGACATCTGGATACCTCCCCTTGGATCTGTCCGAGTGTGTGAATGAGCATATTGGTCAGCTGTTCCCGCTGTTCAGGCGGAAGCCTGCGGAGGGACGGGACCACCATTTTGCCGATGTTCTGGAGAGAACGGTCGGCCAGCAGCACGTTGTCATAGGAGCTGTGGGCATCTTGTTCGCTGCCGGAAGAGGCCTGTTCCAGCTGTGCCCGCAGGTCGGCGGTCATCTCGGCGGCCATTTCCCTGGCCTGACGCTCCACCTCTTCCTTGTCCACCACCGCAGTGATGGGCTGTTTCTTGAGCGCGTCGTTCTCGGCCTTGAGCTTGTCGCCCCGGAGCTTGGCCGCTTCGGCCATCTGCCGGGAACCAACCAACTGGTTCTCTGCGTCCTTGGCCCGGGCTTCGGCCCTGTCGCGCTCGGCTTCGGCCTTCTGGCGCTGGAGGTTGGCCGCAATGCGGCTTTCGTACATTTCGTTATAGCTCCGTTCTGCCTTTTCTTTCTCGGCTTTCAGCCGGGCATTTTCCTTGTCCAGCCCCTGCACATCCGCAAGGGCGGCATCCAAGTCGTTTTTGGCAGTCTGGGCTTCATCCTGTGCCTTGCTTACCATATTCCACGCCTCTTCCTCCCGGGCTTCGGCGGCAGCGGCACGGTCCTTCTCGGCCTTGATCTGGGCAAGGGCTTCCTGATACTGCTTGTTGGTGGTGATGTCGCCACTCTTGACCTTCTCCACCAGCTCCGGCGGGGCACTGGGCTTTGCCACGGCGTACAGCAGGGTGGGCGGCAGGGCTTCCAGAATAGCCTGCTGGCGGGGGCTGCTGCCGTCCATCAGGGCAGAGACTTGCAGCAGGTTGTAGGCGGTTGACTTTGTGATGCCGATAGAGCAGCACCATGCCCGAAAAGAATCATCCCCGCGATTGCCATGCTTTGAGTTGTCCAACAATTGGACAACTCCGCACAGCGCATCATGGGCGGCGGCAATGGCATTGCCCATGTGGACAAGGCCGCGCTCGGCCATCTGTTTGCCGTGGCGGTATTCGTCCTCGGCAAAGTGCAGGTCCTCCACGGTCTGGTCAGTCAGGCCGGAATAATCAAACGCCGGGCGCATTGCATCCGGCACGGTAGTTAGGGGCTTGTCCTGCATGGCACCAGCTGTTGATACAGAAGAACCGCCCGCCGATGCGGCAGGGGCCGATTCGCAGTTCTGCAGGGATGTCGCGGGGGTCGATGCGCTTGCATCCGCCCCGCTCTCCGAGATGGTCGGCGTTGCCGCTGTGGCAGTCGGAACAGCATTCTCTGCCGTAGTCACAGCAGCATCCGCATTCTGGGCAGGTGCACATGAGAGAATCTCCTTTGCTTTTTTGATGTCGGCAAGAATCTTTTCCATTTCCTGCTGCGGTGTCATGTCCTTGCGGCTTCCATCCAGATTGAAAAACTGACCAAACAGCTCTCTTTTTGCGGCAACACCTTTCAGATTCTGAGTGCATGTGATTGTCAGGCAATAGCGCCCGTCAGACCCATAGTCCGATGCACGAATATCTTTGGAGAATGAGCCGAAAATCTCTCTGTCTGGATAAGTGTCTTTGATCCATGCAGAGACCTGAGACAGAAAGTCGAAGTCCAGACTATGCACTCGACAGGTGCATTTATCCTTGATAGAGCCAGCAAACTCTGACGCATAAGTGAGGGTCTTGCTCATCCGGCACTCGTAGCCCCGAGTCTCCCGGCTGACAGTTCTAGCACTTTCATCCCATTGAAAGTCTCCGTATGGCATGGCATAGGGGCATCCCCAGCACTCATGGCCGGGTGTGTAACCAGATAGGCGGTTTCCAGTGGTACTGGCATCGGTGGATTTCTTCACTCGCCGTCCGCATTTGCAGATATAGGTGGTCAAACTCTCACCTCCGTGCCCTTCAGGCGGTCCAGCATCTCGGTCTGTACATCCTTGTTCATGGGCTGGATGTTGTTGCCCTTCCAGCCGTAGCAGAGGATGGGCCCGTAAAGCTGGCGGCCTCGGTACTTCCGGTTGAGCAGGCTGGCAGGCTGGATGGGGCCATCGTACCGGCCCACGAACAGCACCGCCGGGGTGCGAGGCAGCACGATCATCTCGCAGGGAGTTCCCAGCCGGTTCTCAATGGCCCACAGGCTGTCGGGCAGGGATGCGATCACCGGGGCCTTGCCCGGTTCGACTAAAATACCTTTCATTTGTAAACTCCTTTCTGATGTGATATCATCAAGGGTGATGGGGCTTGTGAATTCCATCACCCTTTGGGCTCGTCCGTGTTACCAGCACGGGCGGGCTCATTTGCTTTTCATGCGCCCCTCCGGTTTTGCCGGTACTCCGGCTCTTCGGTACGGGCGTGGGTGCGGTCAACGCGGCCATAGCGGCGGGCGTTCTGTTCACGATCCTGGGCGGCAAAGCCCAGCCGCAGGAACGCTACCGCTGCCAGAACCAGGCACAGGGCCGTGACGAGCTGGCTGTCAGAGATGGAGCTGCCCAGCTGTGCACCGCCCTCGATGCCCATGCCGTACAGCAGACTTACGGCACCGCTGGCAGCAGCCAGCCAGTACCAGACGCGGGATTTGATCTTCATGCGGTCTTTTCCTCCTTTGCGATTGCCGGGAAGAAATACTCCCCGATTTTTTCTTGCGGGATGTGCAGGGTATGGCAGATCGCCACGATCTCGCAGGCCTTCCAGCGCCCCTTGTCCTCCGGGGCATTGAGGCGGCCCTTGAGGGTGTCCAGCGGGATGCCGGACAGCTCGCTGAGCTCTTTTTGCAGCAGCCCCTGATCTTCGTACAGGCGGCGGAGCTTCAGAAACGGTTTCTTTGCCATAGGTCAATCCTCCTTCTTTGCGGGTGCCAGCTCGTCCAGCAGGCTGTCCATCAGGGCAGCGTAGAACGGGTAGCCCTTGGCAACGATGGTCAGATCGTCAACGGCATGGGTCAGATTGTCCTGCGCCATACGCACCGCCGTTTCCATGGCGCGGACGGTGCTGCAGTCCTTGCTGTAGGTGGCTTTGGCAATGCCGCACAGCGATTTTGCCTGCAGATACACGGCCTTGTTTTCTTCCCGGGCTTTGCGGCACTCATCCAGGAAGGCCGTTTTTTTGTCCAGTGCCTTGCGTGCGCCGATCACCCGGTCGATGGCGTTCTGGATGTTGACATCCTGCACTTCACGCTGATCCCGGTGCTGCTGGGCCAGCTGCTTCTCCATGGCGTTGAAGGCTTCGATGTACTTCAGCTTCCACTGTACGGCCTCCTTGCCGGTAAAGCCCATCGCCAGCATGCTGAACCCGTCCCGGTTCATCAGGTACATGGGGTACTTCTGGTGGTTCTGCGGGTGGGTGTATTCGGTCTTGAAGAACATAGGGGTGTCCCCATTTTTGGGGAAGCCCTTGATAAGTTCCTCAATATCGCGGATAACGTGGTCATGGCGTTTGCCGAAGCGCTTGGCGACATCCCGGCTGGATGCCACCGGCTCGCCGTTCTGGGTGGATAAGATAATGTCTGTCATGGTGAAGATGTTCCTCCTTGTTGGTGGCTCCCTTCTGCGGTATACTGGAGAAAAACAGGAGGGAGGTGAAGACTGTGAATGATGGGAATAAGGTAAGACACAATCTGGCGCTTGCATATGCGAACAACAAACTGCAGATCGCGCTTCAGCGTGGAGAACATCCGCAGAATCTTGATCTGGATGATCCTGCACAGGCAGCCTGTGCACTTGCGCATTGGTACAAGGCCTGTCTGGATGAACTCATCGAACTTTCGGACGATGAACTGTTCAGTCCGTACAGCATGGATTAAAGCATCCGATTGTCCCGCTCCGATTTCACGGATGCCGACAGCATACTGACGATGCGTTCCGCGTCCGAAAAATCAATCTTTTCGCTCTTGAGCTGCTCGAACAGCTTGAGGGCGATTTGTTTTAAGTGCTCATGATGTGCATGTGCTTCCTTGGCTTTTTCCTGCATGGTCATCTTCTTCACCTCCTTGTTGGATAGGGTGATGTCGGTCATGTGGATTTGTACCTCCTTACTGCACATTCTACTTTAAGTAGACATATTGGCGAAAAAAATTTGGTCAATCGGAATCCCAACGACCTCACTGATTTTCTTCGCAGTGGCGACTGTGGCATCTTCGGGCGATTGCTCGATTTTTCGGTATGTATCGCGCGAAATGCCGAGCTTTTCCGCCATTTCACGCTGAGTGAATCCTGCGTACTGGCGGGCTTGCTTTACAGTGAATCCCAAATTATCGACCTCCTTTCGTCTGGGTTCGAGAATACTATACTCCACTTTTGGTAGAATGTCAAGAACTTAAAGTAGAAAAAATTCAAAAGAATGTTGACAACGCTCTACTTTTGGTGTAATCTCTACATATAAGGAGTGATTCAATTGAGCATCGCTGAAAATATAAAAAGAATCCGTGCCGAACACGGTCTGTCGCAGGCAGAACTGGGCAAAATCGCCGGTGTCAGTGACAAGGCGGTGTCCACTTGGGAACTTGGGCTAAAGACTCCCCGCATGGGTGCAGTCGAAAAGATGGCAAACTACTTCGGTATCACCAAAAGTGCTATTGTGGACGATGCTCCCATGACTTCGCTCCAAAAGCCTGTTGTCCCGCCGGGGTTCATGCCGATGCCCGAAATGGTACAGGTCCCCCTGATCGGCTCTATCGCGTGCGGCACACCCATCACCGCAGAGCAGAATATCAAAAGCTATGTCGGTGTTCCGGCTGCATGGAGGGCTGATTTTGCGTTGGAATGCCACGGGGACAGCATGGCCCCTACCATTTGTGACGGTGATGTGGTTTGCATTCGCAGTCAGCCGGAAGTAGAGCAAGGACAGATTGCGGCGGTGCGCATTGGTGAGGAGGCTACCCTGAAGCACTGCTATTATCAGAATGGCGTGGTACAGCTGATTGCAGACAACCCCTCTGTATGCCCTCCCATGGTTTATACCGGTTCCGATTTGGACGAAATTGAAGTGGAAGGTTTGGCTGTTGGTTTCTGTCGTGGGTTGGTGTAGGCAAGTTGAATTTAGACTAGGCTGATAGGATTAAAGGAGGTACAATATGGCTGTTTGCGCGATTTGTGGAGAAAAGCTCGGGATTTTTGACCGGGAACTTTGCACGGATGGCTTCATCTGTAAAAAGTGCCGCTCATTCTTTTCGGATTTTAAAGTTGACTATAAGACGGCTTCTATAAAGAGCATGAAGGAACAGCGAGCCTTTTTCAAAGAACGTCAGGAGCGCGCAAAGGGCTTTGAAGACTTGCAGGATCCTGGCACAATGGTTGCTTATGTAAATCGGGAACAACGACTTATGACAGTGAGCGGCATTCCGGGATGGTTCACTTTCGATGAACTGGCTGATTATACCGTGGAGGTTGACACGAAAACCGTCACGGAAACAAAGGGCGGGCTCACAAGAGCCGTCGTTGGCGGTATTGTTGCCGGATCTGCTGGTGCAATTATTGGAGGCAACACTGCAAAGACTGTTTCCCATACAGTAGAGTCTGACCCCAAAATGTCTTTTACCGTCGATTATCCCGCCCCCATAGGGCGGATGACATCGCCTGTTTTTACGTATTCCCGTAAAGTGCTAGAGCTCTGCGAGGAAATTTTTGCAGACCGCGCTGTATCGAAAGACGAAAAGGGGACTTCCAGTGCCGCAGACGAGCTGTTAAAGTTCAAAAAGTTGTTGGATATGGGCGCAATCACGGAAGACGAATACAAAGCCCAAAAGGCACGGCTGCTCAATCTGTAAACTGAAAAGCTAGCGGTTTTGCCGTTTGCAAATAGTGCTATTGGTCTATGAGTTGCCGAGGAATCCTCGGTAGTTGAACAAAAGAAAAACGCCCCGGTGTTGGCGCACCGAAGGCGTTAAAAGAAGCGGCTCACCCAGAAGAGGGCATCGCACACTCGACACTGCGATTATACCTCTTTTGGGCGGGCTTGTCAAAGTGTACCCATGGAGGTGTATTTTTATGGGACGAAGAACCAATACCGCCCAGTGGCTGCCGAACCAGAAACGCTGGCAGATCAAGGTGCAGAAGGACGGCCAGCGCAGGACGTTCACCAGTGCAAAGCCGGGCCGCACCGGTCAGCGGGAAGCCAACCGGAAGGCAGACGCATGGCTGGATGACGGAATCTGCAATACCACAAAGCGCTGCTCTGAGGTGTGGGCTGAGTATCTGATCTCTGTCAAGGCTACGGCAGGCACCAGTTACATTGAGCAGGTGGAAAAGTTCGGGCAGAACTACATCCTGCCAGTGATCGGTGCCCGGCAGATTGGCGACCTGAGCACAGGAATGCTGCAGGACGTACTGAACCGAGCGTATAAAGAGGGCTGTCTGAATCCGAACAGCAAGCGCCAGAGCCGGGGCAATCTTTCCCGTAAGACGCTGCAGGGCATCCGTGGCGTGGAGGTATCCTTTGTCAAGTGGGCACGCCAGCATAAGTACACGACACTGCGGCCAGAGGATGAAAACCTGACCGTTCCGAAGGGCGCTCGCCAGAAGGGGCGGAAGATCCTGCAGCCGGACAGCCTGCGTGTGCTGCTCTCCACCGATACCCGTGTGGTGCGCGGAAAAGTGGAGCCGGATGAGAACGTGCACGCCTACCGTCTGGCCGTTATGACCGGCCTGCGCCCCGGAGAACTGCTGGGCCTGCGTGTAGGCGATCTGGACGGAGACCGGCTCCACATCGGCCGGGCCATCAACCGCCAGAACGAGGAAACCAGCGGCAAAAATGAGAATGCCATCCGGACGGTGGTACTGCACCCTCTGGCCGTGAACGAGATCTACGCCCAGCTCCGGCAGCGCACGATGGAAGAGGAACGACCGCTGACGAATGACGATCCGCTGTTTCTGTTGTCCAACCAGCAGAGCCTGTATAACTACTGGAAGTTCTATCAGCGCTGCAACGGCATTGACCCACCCATCAGCCTGTACGAACTGCGGCACACCTTTGTCAGCATGGTTGCGGATGCGGTATCACCCGCTCAGCTGCGCCGCATGGTCGGCCACAGCCGCAGCATGGATACCTTCGGCTGGTACGCACATGATGTCACGGGTCGTGATGTTGCCACTGCTCAGACCATCTCCGGAGTGCTAGCCGAGTACGCCCCGGACACCGAGGAATAACCCACTTTGCAACCCACTTTTAACGTTGCGTCCGGGCCGAAAAGGTTTCGTGTTCCATTTTGGGTGTCCGAAAATCCGCATGATTCCTAACTTTTTGGAATCAAAAGGTTTGGGTGGAACAAAGCCGTGGTTGTTCGAATCCACCCGCGCCCACCAAACAAGAAAAATCCGAACCTGTTTCCGATTGGAGAAGGGTTCGGATTTTTCGTTTTCTTCGGGTACGATAACGAAGGCTCCCGTGGAAGATACAAAACTCCGATACCTTGTCATAGACCGTAACCACACAACAAGAGTTTGGAGGACACAATGATGAAATACGATGCAAGAGCCTGTTCGTTCAATATGGATACCGGGTGTGTGGAGCTGCTGCTCCAAGATGGGCGTAAAATCTCCATCGACTGCACCGGGGTCGAGGATGCGCTGGATGTTACCATGGCACAGCGGACGGAACTGGACTACCTGATCTACAATGACCCGCTGGCGTATGCTGATCTGATTTTGAATGGTGAACCGGAGAAATACCTGCGGAATGTGGCTGGGAGCCACGGGCTGGAGGATTAAGGGCAAAAAAATAAGAGGTGTGCCCAAACGGACACACCCCGGTGAGAAACATCTATGTAAGGCAGGGCGTTCCCTTTTCCGGGAGCGTCCTGCTGTTTTTATGCTGCGATGGGTGCGGCGTTCAAAGCCTCCTGCTCTTTCAGCCACTCCTCGTATTCACGCTGGCCTTCTTCGCTGTTGAAAAATTCCATCATAGAGGGATAGAAACAACGTGCCAGTGACTTGATTGCTTCATCCGGGTAGCCGGATTTGTTTGACTTCTTCTTTTTATTCAAATAGTATCCTCCGAAAATCAAAGTTCCATATCCTGCCCACGCTTGCGGTTTTTCTGCGGCACATTCATGGTGCGCTCCTGCTTGGGAGCAAGAATCTTTTCCAGAAAACCGCGCACCAGTTCAGGAGCACGGTGGAGAGCATCCAGATAGGGCTTTACATCGTACCACAGGTCGTGGTACTTGTTGCTCCAATGAATGGCTTCCTTCTTGGCGGTGGAAAGTTCTTCTTTCAGGCGACGGTTCTCCACGTCCATCGTATAGCCGTGGTCAGCCTGTTTTTTCAGTTTGGAAAATTCTTCTTCGGTCAGCGAATAGTTGCCGAGGAAGGTGCGCTTGCCGATATAATCCAAGTCCCGCGCGTGGATGAGGGCTTCTTTTGTGAGCGTAGCCTTTTTCTGAACTGCGGCGAGTTCCTTCTCCTTTTTGGAAAGGGCTTTACTGGTCTGGATGAGGTGCTGTTCTTTCTGGTCGATTTGAGAAGTCAGGCTGTCCAGACGCTCCTGCTCCCGCTGGACTTTGAATTGGGTGACGGTCAGGTGTTCTTCAGTGCTGCCACGCTCACCGCGCTCTACATCCGTGTACCCGGCATTGCGCATATAGTTGAAGAAATCGTCTTGCAGGACACTGTACGACTTCTTCAGGACTGGCTTGCCGTTCTTTTGCAGGACAGGCTTTCCGGCATCGTCCAGCAGGGGCTTGAAAGCCCACTTCTTGCTCCGGCTGACCTGCATGACGGTCACCTTGACTGTGCCCACCAGTGCCTTGTCCTTGCAGCGTTTCGACCACAGGATTTGCTTTTCCACGACAGGTACATAGACCACATGGAGATGGTAGTGGTAGACCTCCCGGCCTAGTGCTTCGGTCATGGCACGGTTGATCTCGTCGGCGTGCATGACTGCCGAGAGGATATACTGCTCACCACCCACGATCTGAACGGCTGCTTTGTAGGCATCCGCATAGAACTGCTTGGCGAACTCGTAGCCGCCGTGGTTGTCAAAGTAGGCAGAGTTGACATCAAAGACAAGCTCGCAATAATGGGTGGCATCCGGCTTCAGGCCGCGCGTTGAAATCGTACCAGCGGTTTCCAGTTGGGCGAACAGGTCAGTGTAGCTGGCGGTTGGCTTTTTGAAGTGGACGTTCCATGCAGTGCGCTGGGGGATAATATCGGGGTTCCGATAGCCGTCCTTTTCACGCTCATTGTGCTGCTGGGTGTTGCCAACGGCTTTGTCTGAAACGGCGAGATTTCGGACACTGGTGCGGTCAATGCCATCATTTCTTGCCAAAGGGCATTCCTCCTTTCAAGGTTCATCGAGAGGTGACGGGGAACGAAGATGCACTTCTGCGGAAGTGTAATAACCCACTATGACACTTTCATCCCTATGGTCTGCAAAGTGTAGTGGGCTCTCCGAGGGGGAACGTCTCCTGCGGGAG